TCGGCGGGGGTGATCGCCTTATCCGACAGCAGCTCGACAACCGAGCGGCCCCATGAGGCTTTGATGCGCTCGCGAGGATCGGGGGTGTCGGTGAAAAAGTCGTCGGAGATCACAGCCGGTACTCGATCTGCCAGCCGATCTCGAGCCCCTTGTTGTTGGCGGCCGTGAAGCCGGTCGCTGAAAGGGGGGCGTCTACGTAAAAGGTAATGGCGCTAGCCGCGGCTGCCATCTGCGCCGCGCCCACTACCGACACTGAGTTGTCGTGGACGAGGCACGGCACCCAAACCGCAACCGAAGGTCGCACGGCCGCAGGGAGCCCGGTCAGGGTGAATGCCGTGGTATCTGAAACCCCGGTAACAGTCGTCGCGATAGAAAGGCGACAGGCCTTCCCTGTGCCGGCTGCGTTGGTGATGATCTGGTAGGAGACGGTCCCGGTGACTACAGCGTTAACGCCCGTGATCGTTCCGGTGAACGAGCCCTCCACGATCGAGGCGCCCTGAATGGGAATGACGTCCTCGGTCCACAGGGGCGCGAGCGGTGGGTCGGAGTCGTCCGCGGGGGCTAGGACTTGCTTATACGGACCGCCCGCAGGATCGACGTAGAAAGCGGGGAACACGCCATAGGCGTCAGCCTCCAGGGGGTTCGGGTGCTCCACCGCGAGCGCCGACGTGGTGTAAATCGCCCGCTTTGAAGTGGTAGTATCCTCGTACACGAACAGCTGGGCGCCGGGAACGATCACGCCGCCGCTGAACGCTACTTGTCGAGGCAATACGCCTAGGGCACCGGACATGGGGTCTCCTGAAAAGAGAAACCCGCCACTTGGGCGGGTTCAGTGAAGGTCGATTGGTTCATCGTGCTATGCCTCATGTGCATAGCGTCGGCGTTCATGCCGTGGTCATGGCCTCTGGCCGTTTTCGCGCTCGCTATTGCCGCTGGGCTGATTCTCGATCGGGCTCTTGAGAGCCAGTGCCGTCCCCGGCAACGATGATCGCCTGCATCCTGCGCGCGAGCCGTTCTGACGCTTGAGATCCTGGCTTCGCCCGCCCCATCGCGAGCAAGAGATTTCGGCCCGTTGCGGTCTGGAATAGCACTCGCACCGAAAGCCCCGTAACCGCCGCCCCGGCCATTGCCTTTGCAGCTATCGGCCCCGTCACCGCGGCGCCGCCCATAAGATAAGGAATCAGCCTCTGTCCAGTTGGCGGGTTTTCGGCAAACTGGCCCGCCCGCTCGACGTGACGCATGAGGTTCTGAAACCCCTTGATCTCGACCAGTTCGCGGCCCTTAAAGAAGGTGTTGACGGTGTTCTCGTGGTCCTCAAGGAACTTGGCAAACTTCGCAGGCGAGAACGATCCGTTGGGGTTTGAAGCGTTGTCGAGTGCGTCCTTGACCATGCCGTAGCGGACAGCGCCTCGGCCATTCTCATCGAGGCTTCGATACATGCGATCGGCGCGTGATCGAAGCCCGCCATGAGCTAGCAGATAACGCCATGCCTTCTCCGGCTCGGCGGTCTTGACGAGATCACGAAAACCGGCCTCGCGGAATGGCACGATGTTCGTGCGGTAAAACCCGTCTGCCATCCGCCAGGCGTTGTACCCGCGATCTCCCGTCTGTCGAGCGAAAGCCCCCATGTCCTTTTCCAGCGCGTCCTTCATGCTCTGGAGCGCTCGCACTCCCTTCTCGCCAATCGCTGCGTTGGCTCCGGTGTAATACTCCGCGATGTCGTCGGCGATGTCGGATCTCATCTGGCGCATGGCCGTGAAATTGCCACCCGGAGACTGCTGGTACTTATTGAGAAGCGCCACGACGTCAGGCTTCGCGAGAGTCCCGCGCGCGGCTTGCGCTTGGAGCTCCGACTTAATTACCGCTTGCATCCCCGGAGTCGGCATGTTGCCCGCGGGATCAAGCTCGGCGCCGACTCGATCGTAGAGACGGCTGGCAGATTCCCGAAACTGTTTGAGCTTGGTTTGCAGCCCCTTCTGCACCAGCTCCGGGACGTCATCCCCAGTGGACGGCAACAAAGACTGCGTGACGCGCTGCGCGGCATCTCTCGCGGCAGTCGCTTGCCTTGCCCGTCCTGAGCCTGTGCCGATCGGTCCTAAGGGCTCTGCGGCAACCCCCACACGACGAGCGACGGCGCTATCCGTCACGTCGTCGAAGAACACCGGAACGCCGTGGCGCTCTCCTTCTCTTATAACCGCGTCGGCTCGGGTCGGCGTCCGCACTGGCGGCGCCACTCTGGGGGCCGGGTTACGCACGGAAGGAACCGGCAAGCGCCCGCCCAGAGCCACCTGGCCCACGAAGTCCGAAACCCGCTCGGTTCCCTCGTGCTCCGGCACCCCGGCTTCGTTCAAGCCACGCCGGAACATCTCGGACGGCAGCTCGCGAGTTTTTTGGAGCAGAGGTCGCCCAGCTACAACGTTCTCGCCAACGTTTCTCAAGGCCACGCCGAAATCTGCGGCCATCAATGGAACGCCAGCGATGGTATTGGCAGCAGTTCTCGCGGTCAGAGCGGCAGCGCGCCCTACCTCTCTACCAGCCTGCCCAATGGAAGCAGGCAAGAGTGGCCGACGAGCGGACGGTTGTTCCTTCGGAGCTTCGGTAATCGGATCGTTCTGCCAACCAGCGCCGGCCGGCGATACGACCGGATCGTCTTCCCAACCGGGCATTAGCGTTTCGTCCGCGTAGAACCGTCTGGGGCGATGTACTGAGACCCGCTCGGGAGCGAGTTGTACTGATCTTCAAATTCAACCTGCGTCGCTCCGCCGCCTTGCGGAGCCTGAGCACCGCCGCCAGCTTGCCGACGCGCACGATCGAGGCCATTTGAAAGCACTCCACGCAATTCGTCCAACGCAGCCGTGTAGTCCTCCGTGCTTTGTGCCCGGCTGAGGCGGCCAATGGCCTCCTGCGCTTTCGTGCCCTCTGTTTCAGTGATCTGTCCGCCACCCTTCAGGGTGTTGTACGCCTCGAGGAATGTCGCGCCTGCGATCTGCCGCGCTAGCGCATCGGCGGCGGCTTGGTCCGTGTCCGGGATAATGGGCGCCTTGCTATAAAGGCCCGTGATGTACGGCAGGCCAGGATGCGCTTTTAGGTCATCAATGATTTTGATCGACTGGCTAGCGTTCTGCTCAAGCCTCGGCAGGTCGATCTGCCTCTCGGCGGTAGCCTTGCCAGTCGTAGTGGCTGCCGCTTCCGCTCCAGCTCTCTGAGCTGCGGCAGCCGATGCATCCGCCTCCGGTGAGAGCGTGACGTTTAGGCTCGGATCAACGCGGCTCGGCTGTAACACACCGACGCCGGGCTGATTGACAGGCGCGCCGTACTGCGCACCCACCTGCCGGCGAGACTGCTCCTGCACGAACTCGAGATAGCCGCCCTTGTACCCTTCTGCCCGTGCTTGGTTGTACTGCTCGATCAGCGCGGAGGGCTTGGCTTGGACGGCGCCGGATGAGGCGTTGAGCGCCTGCAATGCTTGCGACGTCGACTCGAACAGCCCTTTCGCCGTGGCCTGCAACTCCTCCGGGCGCATGGTCGACGGATCGAAATCCTGCGGCAGCACACCGGCTTGTTTGAGCTGCGGCGCCCAGCGAGAGAAAGCAGAGGGGTTCTGCATGATCTCGGCAGTCGCAGCGTTCAGCATCTTCGTGTTGGCGATCTGCTGCTCTTGGCCGAACTCGGTGGTGGTGCGCGTCTCGGCCGCTGCTGCGCGTCCAGCCGCGTCACGCTGTATCTGCCGCTGCTCCGGCATGGCCGCAAGTTCTTCCTCGGCCGCGAGCGTTCTGAGCTTGTTGAAGGTCGATGCCTCTCGCATCGCGTTGATCTGAGCTGCGTCGGAGTAGACCTTCGCTAAGTCGAGCTGATGGAAGTCGGGCATCTATGGCCCCTTCTTGGCGAGCTGTTGCAGGAAAAGGTAGTTCGAGAGGCCGCCCACAGCAGCATTGCCCGCTGCGGCGTAACCAGAAGCCCGCGCAGCCCCGCCATTCATGGTGGCTTGGCCGATGTTCGCCGCGGTGTTCGAGCCGACCGCCGCGTTATTGTTCACGCTCGTCTGCCCCAACCCTGCAAGCGATGCAAGACGGTTCGCGTAGGTGTTGAATCCCTGATCCGCCATGCCGGTGGCGTACCGGATGCCCTCTCTTACACCCTCACCGGAGATCGCCTTTCCACGAGCGGCGAGAGAGCGGTTGATCGACCGCGTGCCTTGCTCGATCGCGAACAACCGGCCCGGTTCGTTCTCGAATCCGCTGTAATCCGGCGCCCCGCCATCAAGCCCTGTGAGTGCGCGCAGCTTCGTCAGCGCGTCATGGCCCGTGGATACGTAGGGAGCGCTCTCGGTGCGGTTTAGATCGTCCTGTCGACGAAGCTCGGCAACGGCAGCGTCGGAAGCGTCCGCTTGCGCGTTCGCGCCCGCGATCCCGGTAACGCCCGAGATCAACGAGCCCGCGAGAATCGGCCAGTTGCTCGCCATGAAACCTCCAGCACCACCTGCTGCGCCAGCCACGGCCGGCCCAACCGATGTAGCGCCCACGGTCGCAGGGATACTCGGCCCCAAAGCCCCCGTAACGGCCGTAGTCGGCGCAACGCTTGTGGGCAGAGTCACGCCAGTCAGAGCGCTCGAACCGCCAGCCGCAGCACCGCTGAGAATCCCAGCGGTCCCGCCAATCGCCCCAAGAAGCAACGCGGCGCGCGGCGCAATTCCGCCAGCCCTAGACCTGGCCATCCGCTCCTGGCCCGTCGCAATCCTCTGCTGTCCTTGCGCGTTGAGATATTGCTGGCGCTGCGCGTAGGCATCTGCCTCACCGATGGACGCCATGTACTCGGCGTTGTCGAACTGCGGTGGAATGAACCCGCCCGTCGCGATGTGTGGCTGCCAGAACGACTGCTGATACGCTGCAAGCTGCTCGGGCGTCATCGTCTGATCTGACGCGTAGGTCTGATTCAAGGCTTCGTACTGATCAGTAGAGGCGGCAGCCGCCTGAAGGCGAGCAAGGTATTCCGGAGGAACCCAGCCGGTCGGGTCAGCCATCTATGCGCTCCTTGCGGACACGAGTAATCCTCGCGCCGAAGCGCGATGAGTTTGGTCATGGGTTGGCGGTTACTTGCTAAACATCACGAGCCAACCGGAAGGTACGCCCTTGTTGTTCGCGGTGTTGAATCCGGTAGCCTGAGGGATCAGTCCCTCGGTGGCGCCAACGACGGCCGCCACTTGATGAAAGTAGAACTCCACAACCCCGGCCGTGCTGATCCCAATCGAGCCGTTGGTCGTAAAGTCGTTATTGACTATCAGGCAATCGCGCCACTTGAACTCGTTCGGGGTTATCGCTGCCGGAAGGTTGGTGATGGTCATCCGGTTCGTGTTGGACGTGCCTACCAACTCAACCGCCGAATCGTTCCAAAGCACAACCAGAGAGCCGAAATCGTAGTAGCTAAGATCCCCAACCGGGTCGGCCGAGAAGCCTGTCCACGTCGGCGTGAACGTCTTGACCTTGCTGTCCGCTTGAATGCCAGCCGTCGCGATATACCGATCCCACTCGCGCGAACTCATCCCGCTCGGCGGTAGGCGGTCAGTTTTTAGCGGCACTTCGTCACCGCAACCACAGAGCAAAAGGAGCGCGAGTATTGGCCATTTATTCATTCGCCTATCTCCGGGTCTAAGAGGTTCGCGTAGGATAGCGCCCTCCGCACCGGATCGCTGACCGAGAACTCGATGACGCGTTGACGTGCTCTACCCATCCGCGCCCAGAGCGCACGCGCAAGGTATTCGCCGGTTTTGCCGAGAGAACGCCAGCGCTCTGAGGTCCAGCTAAAGCCGCCGTCGAGAGACTGCCGCATCATCACTTGCGGGTCGGAGCCCTGACCGCTCAAGAGCCCTACCCCTCGCTCGAACATCAGCTCCAGCATCGGCGCAAAGACAGGCTTTCCGTCTTGCTCCGGCACGTTACAGGTCGCGAGCATCGTTACCGGCTCGTCCCACTCGGTATAGGTCGTAGCCGAGAGAGCCCCGAGCTTGTTGCTCGTACTGTCGCCGACGAGAACCTGCTTACGTGCAGTGATCGCGAACAACGGCCGCCAATAGTCCAGGCCATGTGACTTGCGTTGATGCCAGAGCTGTGTCGATGCGTCGTACACGTACGTCCAACGGGCCGATCGAAGTGCGTAGAAATTGTGCCCGCCCTCGGTCCACGTCGTGCCGCTCAAGTCGGCTTTCTCGGCTGCACTCAGATCCTCGATCGCCTGCGAGATTGCAGGGGTCGAAATCGGGACCGGCAGATAGCCGTCAAGCCTGCGGACCGTGAAGTCCGTGGCGGGAAAGAAAATGCTGTTGTCGATCTTCGCGAAGCCGTGCTTGGCGAGTAGTCCAATCTCCGCAATGCCGTTCGGCAGTCGGTCAAGAGGAACATCGCTGTCGGAGACGTAGAACGCCTGAATCGTGTCATGCCCACCACAGAACAATTCGCCCTTCTCGACGATGATCCCCACGATGTCATCGGGGGAGGCTTCAGCCGACAGAAAGTCGAGCGCGTTCCACGTCGAAGGGTCGAGCGAGTCCGACACGTACACCTGACCGTCGCTGATCCCGACGAAATACGTCGACAGATATTCGATCTGCTCGAACGGGAACGGCGTCGTCGCGACCGTGAGCGTTGCCCCGTCCCAGACGTACACAACGCCTTCAGCACACACCGCGACGTTGGTCCCGTCACCCGCGATGGACACGCGGTCACCGCCCGGAATCGTGCCTAGCAGCGTTGCAGAGCCGGTGCCGTTGTCTCGGTAGAGTCCTGCGCCCGACACGACGTACGGCACGTCGTTGATGGTCTTGCCGCCCCGAATCACTCCCACCGTGCCGAGCGTCAGGTGGTTCGCGACTCCATAGGAGCCGACCAGCGCGATCGGGTTGTTCGCGTTCTCGGTCGTCTTCTCCAGATACGCGTTGACGATCCTCTGCGCAGCAATCGACTTCGAACGATGTTCGAACGCGTCAAGCCCGAACTGGAGCCGCATCAGAAATACTCGGACCGCTGAGTCGAGCCAGGATGCGGAGCGCCCGAGAGGGCTTTGCGCAACTGTCGTTCAGCGAGTGATGGTTGCTCGTCGTCGAGCGAGCCTTCAAGACGGAGGCGCGTATAGCGCGGTTCTGGCACGCCGTATTCAGCGGCCACGGAGAACGCGAGGATAGACACCAGCGGCTCTTGGGCTTCGTCAGGAATGTTTTCCGATAGAGCCCAGATCACGAGCTTCTTGCGCACGAGCAAGGCGTGAATGCCGGTGTACTTGCGCGTGATGAGCGCCACTTCGTCCGCAGGATAGGGACCGCCCGCAGGCACAACCCCGACCCGCTCGAGCACGGCTTGCTTAATGGCTGCCGGCGTCACTCGTCACCTTGGGCTTGCGACCGCGACGCTTCGGCAGCATGACGTTCTGATCGACCACACCATCAGCGCGTCCGATCTCGACGAGCACCGCATCATCCGGCACGAGCTCGAAATGGTTGTTCGTCTTCAGCTTCACCGCGAGCCATTCCGGCACGTCAACCGACTCGCCTTCTGGCAAAACCACGGCTGGCTCGTTCGCACGAGCGAACTGCACGAAGCCCGCAGCGCAGCCTCCGAGATACCTGAATTTCACGGATCACCTCCTCAAAAGAAAAGGGGCGCCATTGCTGACGCCCCAACGTACCGCACAGAGACTAGATCGCCGAGTAGACCGGCGTGAGGCTGATGCTGCCCGCTGCCGGCGTCTGCGCCGCCGTCGTGCACGTCATCGTGACCTTGGTCGGCGCGGTAACGGCCATCGGCGTGATCGCCACGAAGCTGCCGGCGCCCGTCTGGCCTCCCGTCAGCGACGCAGCAACGTCCGTCGAGCCGACCGTGATCTTCTGCGCGAGCTGCGTGCCCGTGTCGAGATCGCTCGGTTTGAAAATGAAACCGAGCAACGTGACGCCGGCCGGGATGTACCCGAACTCCATCACGTCGTTGGTTTCCAACTCCGTCGTCAAGTACGCCTTGGTCATCGTTTCGCCGATGCCGCCGAGCGGGTGATAGTGCCCCGCCTTGCGAGCCGAGCTCGCCACTGCTGTCGTTTCGCCTGCCACTGTCAATTCTCCTTTGAAACGATTGAGCGCTAGCCCTTAGCCAGGGTGAGCGCGGATTGCGTGAGGTTCGCCGAAACGGCGTCGAACAACGAGGTCCCTTCCACGAAGGCAACGGTCGTGTTGGCCGCGTTCAAGTTCGTCGTTCCGAACGTGAACGCTCCATCCGACTTCGTGGCCGTCACGTAGCCCATACGTGCGTGGTCCGCAGCCGCAGCGGGAAGCCCCGCCGCAGCCAGTGCCGCGCTCGCATAGCCCGTCGCGTTGTCCGTTGCCTCGATCGCGTCCACCGTCCCGTTGACCCCGATGTCGAACGCCACAGCGCCGAAGAGATCCTCCGGCACGACATCGTTGCCAGGGGCGGTGCCCGTAGTGATCGCGGCCTTGTTGTAGACCACGCCCCCGATGGAGAACTGAAACGCGATGTTGGCCACGTCGTCCGCGTTGCTGCCACCGGCAAGCCCTGGCGTCGACAGGATGTAGTTCCCCTGCATCGCCGTGGCCAACGCGGTTCGCTGCTCGTTGACGAGATCCCGCACGTTCTGCAAGAACCGCACGAGGTCGCCCTGATTGACGCCTATCTCGGTGATGTCACTTTGTAGTGCGACTGTCATGTCAGCCCCCTCACGCGTCTGCGACGCTGGCGAAGTATCCGGTCACTACGCCGTGCTGAACGAGGTCATCGCGATCGCCGGTGCCCTTGCCGAAGAAGAGCTTCTTGACGTCGCGGATTTCCTCGAACCCGGCGCCCTTGCGGCGCTGGTAGTCCGAAATATCCTCGATCATCTTCGATCGCTCCTTCCAGACAACGCCCATTGCCTGCGCGCCGCACATGTAGACCGGGCCGACGTTGATGCTTGAAGCACCAACACCCGTGATGTCCTCGATCTCCGGCACTTCGCGAACGATGCAGCCGTCGAGGATCAGGTCCCCACCCGTAAAGAGCGGATTGTCCTCGCCTCGCTGCCACGCCTCGCGATTCGCCTGCTGCACCGCCGCGTCGTTGCTGAAGTCGCGGAAGGTGTAGGAGCCGGCAAACACCACGTACCACTCCTCATCGCCCGACACCTTGATCGGCCGAATCTTCGGGTTGGCGCGTTTCGCCATCCGCTTCATCAGCTTCATCGGAGCGCTGGTGAACTTGTCCGCCGTTGCGTCCACGTTCGACAGCGACGCCGAGTGGTCGTTGGCGGAGTTGTTCGAGGCGAGTGCACCGAACAGCACGCGGTCGGAGTTGTCCGCGAGCCACACGTCCTTGTCGGCCACTTCCTCGGCATCCGCGTACGGGATCGGCAGGAAGCTGTTGCTCGCGTCCGGGATCGAACCGAGCGCGTCAATGACCGCATCGCGCATGTCCTCGACGAACCAGTTCTTCAGCACCGCGCGCTTGGCCTTCGTCAGGCTGATGGCGCTGAACAGCTCGTCCACCTTGTCGTGCAGCACCGCGTGACGAATCACGTCCGGACGAAGCACGTAGGTGCGCTGATCCATCGCCTCCTCGTGACCGACGAGGACTTGCTTGCCGCGCCGACCCGCGCCCACCAGCTTGTTGATGAGCGTGATCGAGTAATCGCGGTTCACCTGACCCGAGGTGTCCTTCACCTGGATCATCTTGAACTCGTCCTCGCCCATGTAGGGCGCGAACCGCCCGTCGCGCTGGTACTCGATGAAGAAGTCGTTTTCCCACTTCTTGACCTCGTTGTTGGAATTCATGGTTGTCTCTGCCATTGCAATAGCTCCTGCGAACGAGCGCTATTTCAGGCTCGCCGCTTGCGTGGTTGAAAAACTTGGCCGATGGGCGTCGGCGTTGAGGCTTTGTCGGCCTCGATGCTCGCGCGCGTCGACGACTGCTCGGTGCTGAGCGATGACGGCACCTTGCCGAGTTGAGAGAGTTGGGCTTCGAGGTCCTTGATCTTGGCGTCGCGAGCGGCGAGCTCGGTTTTGAGCGGCGTCTCGATGGTCTCTCGGTACTTCCCAAGATCCCCACCGACCGCCTTCATCTCGCCGTGCAGCTTTGCGGCCTTGTACAGATACGCAGCCGGGTTACGAGCCTTCTGCATCTCGGAGAACGTGCGAGTCGCGATCGCGGGATCGGCCTCGGCGTCTGCCATGAATGCAGTCACGGTCGCGTCGTAGTCTTCGTGCTGATCCCGCACGAGGTCTTCGCTCATCGCGAACAACTTCTCGGCGTGCTCGGCACGAATCTTGGCGTCGCGCTCGTTCAGCGCGCCCTCGGGGTCCTCGAAGAAGTCCTTCTTGGGCGCCTTGGTCTGCTGCTGCTGTAACTGCCGCTCGAGCTCCTGTCGCTTGCGCCGTTCGGCAATCAGTGCCGACTGCGCTCCAGCGATTTGCTCGTCCGCTTCGGTCTTGAACCTGCCCTTCTCGTCGCGAGTACGATCCTTGGCCTCGGGCTCCGTCTTCTCGACGGGCTTCTCGGGCTTGGCAGCTTTCGCCGCCTCCGTGTCCTTGGCCTCAGTCGTCTGCGCTGCCGACGTCGCAGCGGGCGCTTTCGCGCTTTTATCGTCCGTCGAGCCCTTGTCCGTGGACTGGCTCGCTGTCTCGCTAACGGCACCCTTCGCGAAAATCTGCGAAATGGGAGTGCGCTCTACTGCCTCACTGGCTTCAGTGCTCATTGCATCGTTTCCTCTAGCGTGGGAATGGACCGAATCGCCCGATTTGAAAGCTCGGCGGCAGCTTCGAACGCCCGTTAACCCCGGCGGCGGGTGTAGAATCGCGAAATGAAAACCGGCTCAGAGTGGCTTGCGGCGAACGGCCCGACGATTCGGGAAGTCGCCGACTACATCGACCCTGAGGTACTTGCTCTCGCTCTAGGAGGCGGAGAGCAATGGACCCAGGAAGAAATCGAGCGCATGCAAGCCATCGCTCGCAACTTCTTCCGAAAACCTGACTAGTTAACGCTCACCTGCTTCTTGGCAGGCGCCTGAGCATCAGGACCGCTGATGTAGGCCGCGGTCTTGACGATCGTGTCGATGGCCGTTTCCTTGGCCGCTGCTTCGTCCTTCGAGGTTGCAGCGACTTCGCGCTGCACCTTGGCCTCGGCCAGGAGGTTCGCCAGTTCCTTGCCCTGCACTTCGAGTTCGGCCATCTTCGCGTTGAGCATGGCCATCTGCTGCTGCATCGGATCGGGCTCGGCGTCTTGGTCGAGCACCTTCCGCTTGTTCGCGGCCGTCAGGCTCGAAAGCTCGACGAGCGTCTTGAACGGAACCTCCGGCCGCGCCTTCGCGATCTCCACCAGCAACCCGAACTGCTCCTGCTGAAGCGTCGCCACGTCCGGGGATTCGTCGAGAATGATGTCGATGTCAAGTTCTGCGACGTCGTTCTCCTTCGCCGGCTCGCGGGACTTCGGATCGCTCGCGAGCTGAGTCAGGATTTGCGCCTTCGCCTCGTCGGCGAGGTCCTTGCGGCCGTTCAGCGCTTTCGCTGCCAGCTCGCCCTTGGTCGTGGAGCGATTCAGCGCCACGAACTTCAAGTGCTCCTCGTCCCTGACCCGAATCCACGTCTCCATCGTCCAGTATTGCTTGACCCGCAGCCAGATCTGCCGATAGACGCGCAGCTTCAAGTGCTTGATCGAGTCAAACGGCTTGTCGATCGCGAGCAACCCACCTTGCTGGTCGACCTGCTTCGCACGTCCCGATAGATCGCCGGTCTGCCCTGCGAGCGCTGCATTCGGCCCGGTCGCGTCCAATGCGGCGCCGGTCAGCATCATCAGCTGGACGTGCCCCTGAGCGAGATCGAGGTTCTTCTGAATCGCGAGCTTGGCTCCGGTCGGGCTCGAGATCACGCCATCGGGGCGCGCGGCTTCCTTGCGGATCTCCGCCTTCTGCTCGTCGTCGAGCATCCCTTCTTCAGCTAGCACCTGATTGGTGTTGAGCAAGTGCGTGGACTTCGAGCGCCGCTTATTCCAGTCGTCCTGCAAATCCCGATACCGACGAACCGCCCCGTAAGGCGTTCCGTCCTCGCCCTCGCGGTACATCGCCTGTAGCTCCAGGTCGCTGACCGGCTCGCCTTCCTCGTCGAGGTAGACGGACACGGCGGGATCGTCCAAGAACCCGGCAGCGACCACTACGCAGCGGCTCCATTGGCCCTTGCGAATGTAGCGATGCTCCAGCACCTGAATGCGCTTACGCCCTTGCGTGTTCGCAACCCACCGCGGCTTGTCCTCGTGCGTCTCGGCGGATGACGAACTGACGATCTCGAACGAGGCCTCGATGACGGCTTTCTTATCGGGCCACTTCGCAATGGCGTCGTCCAAGTCCATCCACGCGATGGTTCCCTTGAACTTCGCGTCCGAGAAATCGCATTTGAACGAATGCGGGTCCCAGTAGAGCCGATCCCACCGAATGTGCGGCGTCTTGATCTTCGGCCGGCGCGACTTCTTGCCCAGCTTCTTGTCGACGCAAACCTCC